TACTGACAAATTAGTGCCTATGGTTAAGGAATTACAAGAAGAGAATCCTGATGTTGAGATTGCTGTATTATCTCGTGTAAATCAGCCTCTAGGGGCAGTTATACTTGACCTTGTAACCAATGGAATAAGTATCACTACACCAAGCGGTAAAGATGGAATTGTTAATTCAATCAAGCCTATTCTAATCAACAAATATGTAGAACCTAAATCAACAAGTCAAGGTATTGGAATAGATATGGATAATACTAATTTCAAGGATCTTCGTAGTGTTAGAAATCGTCTTGAACAAGTTACTGCATGGGCTTACAATCAGTCTGTTACTCGTAACAAAGGCGATGCTGATGCTGCTGCTAAAGATGAGAAATTCGTAACTATCGAAGGTAATGCAGAATTAGCAATAGCATTGATTGAATTATGGTTTAGAGAAGGTGTTCCATCATCTACTAAGCACAAGGATTTTGTTGATTGGTTCAACAATGTATTGCTGTCCTCATCAGGCAATCCTGTTCATGTTTCTAGTGTTCATAGATTCAAGGGTGGCGAATGTGATTATGCGTTCATCCTACGTTCTGCTAAGGGCAAACCTGACAAAGAAACAGGTGAATGTATGCCTCGTGAAATCTTCATGAATAAGTCAATGTTTGATGCACCGGAGAATGCAATTGAAGAAGCGTGTATAATGTATGTCGCCATGACTCGAAGTAAGGTCAAGAATACTCAATTATTCTATGAAATGAATGGTGAAGAAGAGGTTGTTATTGACCCTACAAGATGTGTAGAATGTAATGCTTTAACCGATCCTGACGACCATGCTGTGTGCATTGAATGTAATGGGCTATTATGCAACGAATACAGGCCATTGAGAGGCCCGCAAGGTGGATTGCTACACAAGGGTGGAGAGTTTGATACTACGCTGTCCTGTGGCGAGTTTTTACCAAGAAGTGCAGATGATTTCTTTGACTTCACTTCGACTGACAGATTAGAGAGAAACAAGCATGAGAGATATTGTGATTCATGTTGGGAGAATGCACCTAGAGATAGTGCTGATTACAGAAAACAGTTAGAAGCAAGACATGGTATTGATAGGGTCTATTGTTTAGTTTGTGATAAATGCTATCAATCTAAAGACAATTCACCGATAGGTTTCACGATAAGATATTGTTGCGGTCAAGAAACAGAAACTAATCAAGAGAGAATAGATTTCTTGGTGAAGTATTCATCTAAGCCTAGAGATAGTCAAGATGATGAAGATCTGTTGAAAGAAATGGATGAAGATGAGATTTGTATGTGGGAAAATGCCCATGAACATTATATTAGAGATAGTAATGACATTAGGCATGAATTAGAGCAAGCGGGAATCCTACCTGCTAATGGTGCTACTAGAGTATGTGCTAACTGCGACAAACAGGCTGTATTCGATGTAGATACGGCAATTGGCACTAGGTCGTTCTGTTCGGAGAAATGCTATGCAGAATACAATGGTCTTGAGGTCATGGAAGATCCTAATTTCTATGGCATGATGCTGATTACTAGAAAGCCGATTGAAACAGTCTATGAGGTTCATCTATGGACTAGAGAAATTGAAGGTAAAAAACTAGGCGAGTTTGATGAGTTTTTCAAATTCAAAGATGAAGATTCTGCGAGGAAATTGTATAATCAGATTACAGATTATACTTACAAGATTCTGATGCAATACGATGGAGATGAGGGAGATGTATTGTTAGAGTATGATAACCATGACCCGCATGAAAATATGGGGCATAGAGATAGTGCAGACTTCTGCAATACTTGTGATGCTCACATTGACCTTCAAGGTAGAGATATGTTGCCTCGTGGAATGTGCATTGATTGTTTTATCGCACAATGTAGAGAGGAGATGGGCGTTCCTAATCCTATCGTAGTAACTGACAATTGGCCTGAAAACGATCCTGATGAAGAACCTAGAGATTCTTGTTGTGAATGGTGTAGTGATGCCATCTTATCTGAAGAAGATGAGAGATACATTAGAGGAGAGATGATTTGTAAAGATTGTGAAGAATCTTGGCATGAACAACCTAGAGATTCTTATAGAAGAAAAGCCAAAGTGCTTGATAAGATTATGGCTTGGCATGACCGAATGCAATTGGAATCAGATAGTATTGCGTATGAATTAGACAGAATGAATTGGATGCTGAAAAACCCTGACAAGGATTATGACGATTACCCATATACTATTGATGGTGAAGATGTTATTAGAGATTCTTCAGAATTTGTTACTATCACGCTTGAGGAGATGGATAATTTTCTAGTGGATGCTCAAGGGTTCAGGAGACTCAATCCTGACGAGGTTGGACATTATTGCGGTGAATGGGTCTATGAGTATTATTTAGAGCCTACAAACAGCAGAATAAGGGTGTATTCTAGCATTCCTGTTGCAATACACAATAGCATGAATCACAATTCAGCAACAAGAGGAAAAGGCAAAGATGCAATTAGATGTATTCTATTGACAGGATCAACAAGTGTCGGTGTTGATGAGAAGTGTATCGGCAAAGCAACATCCACCAAGAGAATAACACTTTGGCGATTGAATCTACTAAAGAAATATGAACAATGGATTTGGGATGCTCTCGCATGAAAGAGTCCGTAACAGATATTAGAATACGAGTTATCAAGCAACAAGCAGAAAGATTACGCATTCTTTCAAGTCAAGTTGAGATATTGAAAGAAGAATTGGCTATGCAGGTTCGTAAAGAAGGTCTTGATGATGGTATATTTGTACCCGATGAAGCCGATATAGGTACTGATCTTACTTACTATGAGGAATACCCGCTTGCGGATGGAAGAACCCTTAGAATACCCATTAAAGACACAATAATTAGTTTGACTCATTTGCTAGGTGCAGAAATAATTGCACCGAGTCAAATTGCAGGTACGATAATGGCGAGATGGGATGTATTGATGCCTCATTTAGCCATGCAAGATGATTTGAGCGATGTTCATGAATGATGATGATGAAATCCCTGCTTGGGGAGATGGCGAGGATCTAACAGGAGATGCTTATGTCCAATGGATTAGAGAAGTAAGAGGAGAGATACCTACATGGGTTTCTGCGGCATTAAATGTAAAGGGTGTTGATAGTAAGAGGGTTGAAGAAGTAAATAGCCCTACGACAAGCAGTATGCCTAATCCTAAACAGATTTTGATGATAAGAACAAACGATGATGAGGTCAATGTATTTCTCACTTCTAAGTTAGCATGGGAATGGTTGAAATCAAGGTATCAGAAATATCACGATGACCCACCTATTTGTAGAGAACCAAGAATCAAAGGCACTATGGAATACAAAGAAGCAGATCATATTTGGTTTAATCAAAGAGTCGCTACTTTAAGAAAACAACATAATCAAGGAGAGCGAAATACATTTCATGTTTTAAGGAAATCAGGGGCATTCTTAGCATCTATTAGTGTAACTCATCTTTATAGAAAAGGAGATTTGTAAATGTCTATTTTTGAGTTTTGTATGTTTGGTTGTTTAGGAGTTAGTTTGTTTGTATTAGTGGGTGTAATGTATTCATTGACATTAATTAAAGACATTTGGAATGATGTATTAGAGGAGATTTGAATGAGTGATAGAGAAGATACTAGGCCGTGGATTACTAATCGTGAAGCCACACCCGAAGAGGGAGATTTGTTATCTCCGTGGACTTGTGATAAATGCTATTGCGAGCATCCTATGAAATGGGTCGAAAACAAGTTATCAGGCGGCATGATTCTTGTATGTTATCGTTGTGATAATTTCTCAATACCGATTGAGGAGAGCAAACGCATGACGGCTAAGGCGTTCAAAGATCTAATCCCACCCCCGCCCCCCGTTAAGAGAGATTAAGAAGTCAATCAAGGTCGTGATGGCTATGATGGGTAATCCAAATCAACCGATTTTTATACTGAAAGAAGGAACAGAACGAGTAAAAGGCAGACCTGCCATGAGTGCTAATATAAATGCGGCTAAGGCTACTGCCGAGGCTGTAAGAACAACATTAGGGCCATTAGGCATGGACAAGATGCTTGTTCAGGGAAATACAGGGGAGACAACAATTACAAATGATGGTGCTACAATATTACGGGAAATTGACATTGAACACCCTGCGGCTCGCCTGATTGTAGAAGTAAGTAAGAATCAAGAGGAGAGTTGTTTTGATGGCACGACATCAGCAGTTGTGCTTACAGGTGCGTTATTAGAGAAGAGTGAGGACTTGCTTGCTCAACAGATTCATCCGACAGTCATATGTCGAGGTTTTAGAAAGGCCGAAAAGTTAGCACAAGAGGAGTTAGATAAGATTGGATGGGATTGTTCTTTAGAGGACTTGAGGAGAGTGGCAGGTACTGCATTGACAGGTAAATCTGCTGAAAGTGCATCTGATACATTATCTTCTATATGTGTTGATGCAATATCTGCTGTTAAAGACAAGGATGGCACTATCAATACAGACAATATCAAGGTCTTGAATTTTGAAGGCGGCACGTCATTAGAGAGCAGCCTTGAGTTAGGTGTTCTGATTGAAAAAGAAAAGTTGCATTCAGAAATGCCACCATCAATTAATGATGCTTCTATACTACTAATGAGTACGGCATTAGAGATTAAAGATACTAAGTTTGATGCTCAATTATCTATTACTGATCCTAGTCAGATAAATGATTTTCTCGCACAAGAAGAGGCGGCATTGAAAGACATGGCGGCATCTATTGGTCTGCATGGCGTGAATGTAGTATTTTGTCAGAAGGAAATTGACGATCTTTGCATTCACTATCTTGCTAAACTCGGCATTACTGCATACAAGAGAATTAAGCAAAGTGATATGGATGCTCTTGCGAGACTTACAGGTGCTAAGTTTGTAAGCAAGGTTGATGAGATTACGGATGAGGAATTAGGATTAGGTCATGTAAGTGCCGTTGAGTTTGGCGAACATCATTGTACCTTAGTACGTTCAGATAGTGCAACAAGTGTTACTGTATGTCTTAGAGGGGCGACTTCACATTCAAGTATGGAAGTGGAGAGAGCATTCGATGATGCACTAGGGGTAACTTCTATCGCATTTTCTAACAAAGTGATTGCAGGTGGCGGTGCTGTTCATTCTCATCTAGCAAGGCATCTTAGAAAAGAATCAATCAAAGATGGTTCTAGGGTTGGTATGGCGATAGAAGCGTTTGCTAGTGCATTAGAGTCCATTCCTCGCACCCTAGCGGAGAATGCAGGGCTTGACCCTGTTGATACTCTAATTGCTCTTAGAAAGGCCGAAGGCACTACACATGGGGTTGGTGTTGATGGAGAAATCATAGATATGGTTGAAGAGGGCGTTATAGAACCAAGAAAGGTGGTCAGTAATGCAATTGGATGTGCTACTGAATCTGCTATTATGATTCTTAGAATAGACGATGTAATATCAATGAAAGGTGCTAAGGGTGCAGGTATGCCTGATATGTCGGGGATGATGGGTTGAATCCCGAAACATCATCTAAATTGATTACAGCAGGTAGAACCAAACGTATGAGAAATAATGTCGTAAAATTTCTTGAAAAAGAAGTTGAAGGCACAACCGTAGATATATGCAATTACATCAATGAAGTCATGCATTCAGGAACAACCATGAATCAGTTAGGAAATCTCTTGGCTAAAGATCCTCGATTCAAATTGCTATCACATAAGACCGTAAGCGGCACTATAAAAGGTTCAAGATACAAAGTGCAGAATTATAGTTTAACAGAAGATTACAAAGAATGGACATACCGTTGAAGAGGGTTTAATAAGAAACCCTAACTCACACAATTTACCTCGTATGAACTTACGGGGGAATGGGTTTACGAGGTGCGATTTTTCTAACATTTGATGTTCTCCTAGCATCGTTTTTCTTCGCTTGTTTCAACCCATTCTCCCACCCTCAAAAACCATGAAAATCTATGGTTTTGATAGCAAAAACACGGTTTTTTGTTAGAAACGGTTATATCTCGGCAACCCCTAATTTGGATTACCGAGCAATAATTCGGTAGGAGAAATAAAATGAAACAAAATATGAAAAAAACGAGAACAAATGTATGGATGAATGATAAGAAGTGGATATTGAGACACCCGACAGATGAGGCATTAGAAATTAACCTCATGTCTTTTACAAAGTCGGTTTGTTTGACAATGGATGTAGAATCTATTTGTCGTGAAGCCGAAGAATGGGTAAAAAGCAAAGGTGTTTTAGTTAGAAAAACATGGATTCATGGTTCAGATATTCAAGAAATGTGGAATAGAACAAATAAAGACAAAGGCGTTTCAAATAAAACAGGCCAACAAAGAATAGTTTTGCGAAGGAAAGCACGAAACGGTTCTGCTCATGGACATGGTGGGCCTCGATCAGGCGTTTTAGTATCAGGAATCGTAAATTGGGGGGCAGGTCGTGCAATTTGCACAATTATACATGAATTGGCTCATGTAGTGCATTTGAACAGATACAAAGAATCAATCGTAAATAATAGGAGAAGGCCACATGATTTACTATACAATCGAATCATGCTAAAGATGATGCAAGCATATTGTGGGATACCTGAATCACAAACCAATCCTATTGCATTAGGTTGGTCTGTTGGTAATGGATATGCACCTTCAAAAAAAATAGATGCAATACATGAAGAGATGGTAAAATCTAAAGATCCTAAAGTAATGAGATGGTACACAAAATCTGAAGGACTTACTTACGAAGAAGAATTGATTGAAAAGAAGAAACAAAGGAAACCACGAAACACAAGACAAAAAGGCACAGGAGATTACAATACGCCTAAAGGAATAATCACTATTGATGAAACAGGGGATTCTTGGAATAAATACGAAGTGTTTCTTCCTGATGGATATAATTCGTGTGGTACTCATTGGATGTATTGTGAGACATTGAGAGAAGCATATGAATATCTAGGCACATACGACAAAGATGCAAAACAATACACAGCAGATGTTCTTGACAAGTGCGATGAAGATTGTGATTGTGGATGGGATTTAGAAGAAGAACAGTAATAAGTAATTGAAATGAAACGTCAGGATATGCTCAAATGTCAGGGATGCAGAAAACCATTAGATGCACGATCCACCAAGTCTGTATCAAGAAAACAAACAAACAGATGTGGTCGCTGCTACCTACTATTCAAAAAAAATCAGAGAAAACATAGTATTAAGAAACTATAATAATAGATACCTCATGGGATAAGTAATGAGTCGTAAGAAGATTACATCAGATATTGAGGCACAACTAGGAGATTGCCCTGCTGATATTGGCCCTGCGATTGGTTTAGTAGCCGATGTGTTAAAGACACTATGGTACGAAAATCACGGCCAATATTTAGACAAGGATGAGAGAAAAGCACATGGTAAAAAACCACTTGCTTTTGTCGAGGAGACTGATATAGAAATCAGAACACATGGCAAGGTACTGAAGATTGAGAGAGACAATCAAAACAAACCATCTGTATCTATACCTATGGGATTATCAGATAAGATAACTACTGCAACTATTCCTCATACATGGATTGAGAGTATATTGTTGCAAACATTGATTTCAGGATTTGGCGGTGATACATCATATGCTGAAAAGATAGTCAGTAAAATCAACGGATGGATAGACGATGCTACCATTGAAACAGATGATGGCAGATTGAAGATAGACCAAAATAAATTACCTCAACCTAAGAATGCAGTTGTAGTTGCAGAAATGTTAGATTCAATGAAGAGGACTTTCAAATCTAAATCTAAAGGTACTACACAATTAAATCTCACATTGTCTGTATTAGATGCAGATGATATTCAACCTACATCAATGACAATGCTTGATGATAGAGACATAATAGCAATTCCTGATATTGACACCCAAGAGATAAATGAAGCGAGCCACACCTTCAACATATCTGCAAATATGGACAATTCGGAAAAGCATACAATATCAGGAATGAGGGATGAGGGCATGGGTGTTGTTCTCTCCCCACCTACACTTGAGGCAACAGATGTTGTTGTAGACCGTGAGAAACTGTCTCAGGCACTCATAGACGTTATTGGCATTGAAGGCCGTACAATTGGCTACATTGGTAAAAATATGGCATCTGATAAAGAGACATGGAAACCACGATTAGATGCATTAGTTGAATCAGGAATACTACGCAAAGAAGGTGTGCGAAGATCATGCAGATATTACTTGGGTGATTCTCAATGATTCAAGGGAAATACAACGCCAATCAAAAGAATGTTGAGCGTAAATTAGACAAAATAATTCACCTTCTTGAGGCTCAATGTAAGTATTATGACCTATGGACTGAAATGATTCTTGATGCAATAAAACCTGATGAAGAGGTGAAAGAAGAATGAATTGTTTCATCTTAGATACTAATCCGTGGAAATGTGCTACATACATAGATGACGTTAGATTGCCGAAAATGATAGTAGAATCAGCACAAATGATGGCATCGGGGCTTCGTAAGGCAGGACTAACAGATGAAGAATTCATAGAGTATGGAATACTTACAAAGGCCAATCGGCCTTACAAAGGTGCTTACAAACATCATCCCGTAACTATTTGGATTGGATTAAACCACTCTAATTATTCATGGCATAGAGACATGGCAATTAGTATGTTAAATGAATACACAAAAAGATTTGGTAAAATTCATGCTTGTGAAGTGCCTATAAGAAATATGGCTGAACTATGGAATGAGATACCGTATGGGGAGATGACACCCTTTGCTCAGGCCATGCCTGATGAATACAAAGACGAGGATGCTGTTAAGGCATACAGGGCATACTATCAAAGCAAAGTGCATAGTAAAGGTGGCGTTAGGTATGTTCGTACAAGTTATCCTGATTGGTGGGGTGCTGCTGTATGAATAAAGTGTATGAGATATTCCGAGTAGATGATTCGGTAGAGATATTAGTAGAGCCTGATCTTAAGGCCATGCAGAATGCTGTTGGGGGTTATATCGAATATATCCCTCAAGCACACTTGCCCGAAGGAAATGGCGGTATAGACATCATAGTTAATGAAGAAGGATTGATACACGAATTATTACCTAATATCACAATGACGTTAATTTGCGGCTATCCCGTAGTAGGAGATGCCATTGTAGTAACTGAAAAAGGTCTTGCTGAGTTTATGGGGGATTTCTGATGAGTGATGAAAGAATAAATAAAATATGGAAATTAGATGAGAACGGTGGCATATCTGAAGAATATCTAAAAGAATTGAAAGCGATACAAAAATCAATAGATGATGAGGTGATTGAAGAATGACTCGTGGGCCATCTATTACAGTATTCCATAAGAGGCCGCCTCGTAAGACAAAGGCATCATGGGTTTGGGATGGTGCTAGGGCATTGAATGGCATACCGCCTAATTGGATGCGTATGATACCATGTAGGACTACCTATCAAGGCGAAGTAACCAAGACTACCAAATGGATCATAGGATTTGATGAATCAGAAGAGAATACCATAGAGGTTGATGGCCCTGCCCGTAAGGTCTATGATATGTTATTTGCTATGAGGAAGGATTTACAATGAAATATTGGGAACGTGTTTTAACTATTCAAACAGAAGAATGGGAATATCAAGAATGGAAAGAGATGAGAGATTAAGAACAAAACTCTATTCGGTGTTTAATATGGGATACAAGAAATTATTCAATTATCTAGTCTTAATTGGCATGGGTGGTTTAGGATTGTTTAATTCTTCTAAATTAGAAATTAGATATGAAACTAACAGCAATTTGGAATTACTATGTCAAAATGGCATGATAATATCTGCGGTTGCTATAATCTATTTTACGTTAGCATTTTTTGTTGAGTTAATGGTAATGAAGAAGAGAAAAAAGGTTTATCGGATACCTTCAAGAAGAGAATATGATAATATGAAAATAACTCCTGATAAGAAAAAAGAGGAAGAATAAATATGAAAGACGACAAAGGTAAAGCATATGCTATTGAAAGAAGATACAGGATGTTATCTGAGCCGTGGAAGGAGATGCTTTTAGAGATAAGAGCAGAAAGAGGGGCATTACTTGGTACAAAACAGTATGAGGAGATGGCGGGGGTCGAGAAAGCAAAGGCTCTTGATACCATAGATGATAGATTAGTAATGGTTCAGGAGTGGTTATTACATTACGAAAGAGAGAGGACTAAAGGTGCTAGTCGAGGGGTCAAGAGATGGTTGAAAGATGTCTCTTTGCTTAGTGATTCTGAATTAGAGGGTGTATTATGATAATGGTAATGGATGATGAAGATCGTTGCGATGCTTGCGGCTCTCGGATGGATAGAGATACTAGATATGATATAATTTCTAAAGAAACAAGACCAATTTTATACTGTCAATCTTGTAAAAAATGGGTGTGGTATGATGGCAATTAGTCAAAACGAAGTAGAGTTTGCTTTACGCTTATGGCAATCATTAGTGCCTAATGGGGAATGGATATTGCCTAAAGTAGGTAAATACATTAGAACAGGAGAAACAGAATTAACATTAGTTGAAATGTATTCACCTACTGTATCTGCAAATGAGAGAAGTCTATTCGATCATCATGATTTTATTGCTCATTTGGGTAATGAAATTGGTTGGAATATTGCTTTGGGTATAGAAAGAGCATTTGACTCAGATGGAGATGTTTTGAATATACCTAAAGGTATGATTGGCGATGTTGCTGTATGTTCATGCGGCTTAGTCATTAGAGTAGAACCTGCTAATCCGTGGCAGGTATATCAGCAGGTTGTTGATGGTAAATGTCCTCATTGTAAGAAAAATACATTTGATAGTAAATGGAATAATATTCATGTAGTTACTGATAAAACAGCCATCAGACTGAAAGAAAGTATAAGGGAAGAAGAGTAATATGGTAACTAAAAATTTCAAAAACGGTCTTTGGAAATGTGTTGTTTGTAAAATAGTTACATCAAATATATCTTCTAGTCGTTTTCTTAATACTCCATTGTGCATAGATTGTTACTTAATCAAAATAGGTGTAGTTAAATCTATGGGCAATACATATCAATTAAGTCTTTTAGGCTTTACAGGAGAGGAATAAATATGGATAAAAATACAACAACAGGTAATTTCGTAAGAACAGGTGAAAGTCAATATACAAAGGTCAAGACAAAAAGTGGCAATACATTGTTGCTATTAGACCATATTATTGCAATAACAACGGTCATCACAAATGAGCCGATGGTTCAGATACCTTTGCCGGGATTTAGAAGATCCAATGACGTACAGATGGATTTGCACATGACTAATGGTACAATATTTACTACTGTTGAGATGTCTGAAGGCAAGGCAAATCTATTGAAGGCTCAATGGTTAGATTGTGTGAATCCTAATAGATTAGAAGAAGGAGATTCGGGCGATGGAAACGAACAAGAAACATGATTATCACAACAAGGTACATGGTAAAGTAGATGTTTCATGTCATCTTGGTGAAGAATTGCATATCATTACATCTAACGCATATAATAATCGTGTGTTAAACATTAGAATGTGTAGAATTGTACCCTCAAAAACGGGGCATACAGGATATACAAGAGTTGGGTTTTTCCTAACTAAAAAAGAGGCGAGAGAACTGAGAGATTATCTTTCAGACGTTATAGAAGATGAAGGGGCATGGGAAGTCGTTGAAAATGAACCGCTAAGAGAAGCGAGGGGATGGGTAGATAATGAGTAAATGGGATAGTTTAGATGATTTCAAAGCACATCATTATGATGTAATTAAAAAATTAATGTTAGCATCATGTGATGAACCCGATGAATTAATTGAATTGGCTTATCAATTATGGGATAGGGTTCGTGTTTTTGCTAATAGAAGTCCTCTAAGTCTTTGTTTTGATTGTGTTTATATTGTAGCCAATGCAACGGGTAATGCAGTATCTCTTTCATTTTTATCATATGTTGGTGAACAAGTTATTCAAAAAAATGTAAAGGCCATGCAAAATCGTTCAGGTAAAGATGAGCCTAGATGGTTTTTGTCATCTAAAGGTGAGTCTGAAATTATGAATTTATTTGATGGCAATCAAGATTTGTATGATGATGTTATGAAGCCGTGGATTGAAGTTTATGGGGGGGAACAAGATAGATTATAAAAAAGAAAAACCTCGTTTTTTTCGTGGTTCGGTTGTTACAAAATGTAGTGTATGTAATGAAACAATAACTACCAAAACTAAAGGAAATATAGGAGATCATAAACGTGAGCATATCAAATGCGGCCCATGTTATTTGAAATCGAAAAAAGAAGAAAGACGATTGAAGGGGTTATTGTAGTGCTAATGTATCGTTCTCTTGCAGAATCGTGGCGAGTTATGGATTCTTATTCATTGAGAAATCGTGCAGAAATTGTTGCTAACAACATAAGAGCATCTATGGATGAATCATGGACTGTTGTATCATTCTTTTATCCTAAAGATGGTATTGGCAATAGGCTTAGTGATGAAGATTTTAGGGAGATTTTCTTTTTACTAACTGACGCTTATCCTGAAGAAGTAGAAGAGAACCCTGACCCAATACATATCCTATGTTCTTTATCTGAAGTTGAAAACACCAAAGGTAGTGCAAACGCAGTTGTTGGTCGTATTCATAATATCTTAGAAGCCCCTGACAATACTACAAGATCGTGGTTATTACGCCCGTTGTTTGAAAGAATAAGTAAAAGGGATTTACACCCACTATTGATGCGACTATCTGTTCGTGCATCTCCAATAAGGCGTAGAGATGTCGTGAGAGCGTTAGGACTCGCTTACGACCAACCATTTCACCATATACGAACAAGTGTCAATCTTTTAGGATTACAAAATACTGTAAGAGATTTATCTTTAAGTGCATTCAATTACGCTAAGATAAGGCCAATGAGAGGTATGCCTTTGATGATACCTATGCCTGTTCTTGTTAAGAGTCCTGAAGCAATATCATTTTCTAATTGCTATGCCGAGATTGTAGAAGGTTCATGGGTATCTATCCACCATACATCAACCAAGACCGTTGGTTTTACTCCGTCAGGTAGTGAGATTGATGATGATGATGAATGGATTAGAAAATGGGTTGAATCGGTAGGATTGAAGTACGGAATATACTTGTGCGATTATGCAGAACACAGAGACAATCCTTTGTTGTTAATTGATTGGTTAGATCCTGATGATGTGCAACAGACATACAGGTTGAGAAGAGAATACTTTGAATCAGTTGCACCTTCATGGGCAATCAAAGATATGATAAAATTAGATTCACCACACATGGTTATAGGCATAACAAATAGTGAATTACCTGTATTATTAAGAAATGCAAGAGGAATATTAACTTATCAAAATACCATTGAAGAAGTAGCATTGTTAAATCCCGCTAAGAAAGAAAGGGTTGTTAGAATTATATCAGGCCGTGTTGCTAAATCGAATGATGGCGGCAAACCGATTATACTATGGAAAATTGGTGTAAGAGATGGATATGATTACTATCCTGTAACTGAAGTAGAGTCCGATCAGGATTTCAAACGCTTTTGTTCACCATTCAAAAGATTAGAAGGTGAAGCAATAAAAGTTGAATCTCCTTTGTTTGTTGAAGTGGATATACTATCATCAGGTTGGGGTGATATTGGGGCATACATGAGTTGCAACATAGTAGGATTGGCTGAAAATGCAGGTATTGCGGATTGTCTAGGTGTTGAGGAATTAGGTTATGTCAATCTTGAATCAGAAGGATAGAGATGTAATTATTTTGGCTTCTACGATTAGAGGCGACATAAAATGCGTTCAATCAATAGAGCGAAAATGTGGCTACATCATTAGACCTGAATTATGGTTTACCAATATCGAAGCGGGTGCGGCTCGTGCATTATCAGAAGTCGGCTTAACTCTCCGCACAACGTATTCTAAAGAAGATGAGATAAATAAAATATTACAAATTATAAAAGGGCTAGAAGATTTATCAAGCACAACAAGTGGTCTAATGATGGTAAAAACGGCTAATGGTGTCCTTGTTCAACCAAATACTCATCAAGAAGTTAAGGATGCTTTAGACTATTTGGATGAGATAAGAGAGGTTAATAGTAAAGCCGATGTCCGATAACATCCCGTAAGGAGAATAAAGATATGAATGATGAATTGAAGAAGATAGGAGAAATGAAAGGATGGACTTTAGATGAAACTAAACAGGCACTTTTGGATTGGTGGAAAGCCGGATTCAAAGATGCTTTTGATGAGTGCAACGGTAATTTAGATGAAGCAGATGAAGATTACCAAGATTGGCTGATTGGTGCATTCCAAGTAACACAAAACAGAAAATCCGCATCAAGTGGTAGCAAAGGTACTGAATATGTTGGTATGATTGTAGCATACAAAGGTGTAAGAGATACAAAAGAAGATGCAAGGCAATTAGCAGTAACATCTGCTATGTCTAATTTACAAGCAGTATTGACTAGCGGCATCAAGCCGTATAGCAATAAAGAAATTACCGTTCCTGTATGTAGAGCATATTTCCAAGAAGATAAGTGGCTTATTGCTAATGCACAAGATCAAATCGTACATACTGAAGAAGGGCGAGAAACAGATATTCCTGCTTGGGCTATTGCTATACCTAATCAAAAATTCTATGTTTGTATGATGAATAGAAACAGTAAACCTATGGATGCCTATTCCTACGAAAGAACATGGTTGTTTGTTGGTAACGAGACAGATAAACTACTATCTCAAGGGCCATTCGACATACCTATTACTCTGAAATGCCGATGGGATGCAGGAATGACTAATCTCCGCATGAATGCCCCCATTAGATTCAAGGCTGAAAAGATAGACTACAAAGATGGCTCAGGATTCCTTTTACAAACAGGTAACATAGAACCTAACTATGGTCTTGGATGGGTAGAAGATGAGCATTTACCCAAAGTAGAGAAACTATTTGATCCTGCACAATACCTTACTCAATTTGTGCCACATCTAAATGATTTAACACAAATCTTTGATTACCACGAACAAAACTCATTTGAGTCATCATATAGTGCTAACAAAATTGGCCCTACATTTTCATTCAAGGGTACTGTTGAATACATAGATTATGTTGGTAGGGAATTAGAATGGGTAGAAGGCGGTACTCAATTCTCTATGAGGATTAGTAGCAATAGCATGAGAAGAGAAGATGCTAATTCTGCTCTATACCTTAACTTATCAAAGGGATTAGAGGAACACCATAACGCATTCAAAGTGAACAAAAACAATGAATGGAGAGAATACACTACGGGAACACAAGTAATTGTAGTCGGTAAAACTAGAACCTATGAAAGAAATGATGGAGATATAGGATTGAATATTGACGCATACAACATATATGCTATACCAAGTCGTGCATTCATAGCAGAAACGCCTACTGAGGATTCTAACGATCTTGGTGGGCTTGATGGCTTTAGGAGTGATTAGGCATGAGTGGTACAGGATTCCTAGATGGTTGGAAGGAAGAGGACACGTCAGATGTCGCACCCCCACCTGTAAAGAAGAAAAAGACTAACGTATGGGGAGAGGAGATAAAACCTCTACCTGAAGGTCATGATAAGATGTCTTTAGAGGAATTAGACAAACAATCAGTTGCACCACCCCCTGTAAAGAAGCCCGCACCTACTGTATTAGCACAAGGCTTCATCGGCAAAGAACCACCTGTTAAAGCAACATCTCAAAAAGATTTAGAAGAGAAAAAAATTAACAAGGAATTTCTAATGAATGCAGTACCCGCAGTTAAACCTACTATTACTTCTACATTTACGCCCCCATCTATCGCTGATGCTGAAGATAATCTTACAGGGTATGGTAAACACCTAACTGCTGTTGAAAAGGCACGTCAGGCTCAAGCATTTATGAAAGAACAAAAGAATCATCATGTTTTCTGCGGTATAGTAGCCCCGCCTAAAGCAGGTAAATCTTCTATGGTATTTGATAGCCTAACTGATGAAGAAGCAGCAAGTGGTGCTGAAGTATGGGATATTGATTTCGATGGACACGCTCATGCTTCTATAATGAAAAACTATCCTCATCGCAAGGATAACATTCTAGCAATCAATCCTTATGTAATTTACAAAGAAGATGGTAGAGTACCATATGATTTTCCTAAGACTCACTTGAATATAATAAACATCTTACAGGATGCTTTGAGACAAGTAGATACTCAAGAGGAATACTTCAATCAACACGGTAAAATGCCTGAGAGATGGCTAAAGACAGTTATGCTTGATGGTGCTGATAGTTTCTTGAAGATATGTGAATTAAACATGAAGATTGCTGATCTTGACTTAGGGGCTGACGCTATTGCAGTATCGGGTAAAAAGGCCACTACTAGCGTTGGTAGAACCAATTGGTATATCCGTAGCAATTACTTCATGGCGGCTCTTGACTTGATGAAAGAATTGTCTCGTAGAGGTGTTCATTGTTATGTTATTACTCACTTCAAAGCCGATTATGATAGTAATGGTAATGAAATCAAAGGCGAAGGTGTACCGCATTGGTTGCCTCGTAAAACCGAGAGTGCATTAACTCAAATCATATACATGACATTAGATGAAGAAATAGACGATACAGGCCGAAGAACGGGTGTTGTAACATCTACTGCTATATTGAAGTCCAATGGTGTGAGTTTGAAGTCATCAGGTACTGTTACTATCTATCGTCAAGATACAGAAGGCGGTGAATGGTTCGGTTGGCATGGATTGCGTGATGGTTCATTCTCTACCGAGTGATTCAGCATGGATCTGATGAAGATTCGCCCACCTCGTACTGTACCTATACCTGATTCAGATAAAGAATCATCATATCAATGGCATCCGGGTTTTCATTTGGATGCTATAATGAGGGTATCTAAATCATCACTTGGGGCATCCGATTTTTGTATGCAGCAATACTTCATCAAGTATGTATTAGGGGTCAAAGAGCCGCCTAATGATGCTATGACTAGAGGTAGTAATGTTCACGATGCTATTGATGATTGGTATGCTAATTTCGATTTAGACCATGCAATTAAATTGAAGTCTAAAGGCTACCATGCAGTATTAGAATGGTTTCTTAGCCTTATGCCTGAATCTAATCCCGAAAGAGGAGATTTTGAATTAGGTGAACAAGAGCATCTAAGAAAAATCATGGTAGTAGAAGCAAGAAGATTTATGGATTGTGATTCAAAGTATTTTTTGCCTGTTGGTAATGAAGTACCGTTGAATGCTATTGTTCAAATCAAAGGAGTTACAGTTCATCTTAATGGGATAGTAGATAGGTTATTTGAGGATTCAGAAGGAAACTTACATATCCACGAATTAAAAACAGGTAAATGGAAAGAAAGTAAATTCAAATGGGAAGGTATGCGTGAAGAAATGGCTTTCTATGCTTATCTAATAAAGCATTGTAATCACGAAGAGTTTGGGGGGAGAGATGCGTTGTTTTGGGGTTGGGATTTTACAGGCGGGGATGATTTGTTTAGAGGGAGAGAACCTGTTAGAGTTCAAGAGATTCAATCTATGTTAAAGAAATTAGATGAATTAGTTTCTACACACATACAGTATGATGGTTTACAGCATGGCCGTCAATTTGACCTCATAGATCCATACCGGCAAGAAACAGTATGTGAGCCGTGGTGTAAACTCAAAGGATTCTGCCCTAGATACGGAGAGGTGATGAAGTTTGAGTAATCACTTGTTCAATCACTTCCCTCGTGAAATGGATATGAAATCACGAAAAGTAGTATTGAGCATGGATGGATTACAGAATTATATTAAGAGAACGAATGGTAAACAAAATCTTACTACAACCGTATATGGATTCAGGCAATTAAAACCTAAAGGCAACCGTTGTGAATACAATACTGCTATTGTGCCTCACTTTGTAGTAGATTTAGATAAGGGGAGAGCCGCACAAATGCTCGACATTGAAGATTCTGAAACAGGGTATAGATGCACCAAAGATACACTAATCTTAGCATCTTATCTTAGAGTTCGTAACATTCGTCATGCAGTATGGTTTTCAGGTGGCGGTTTTCATATTTGGGTTATGTTAGATAAAACATATGAGTTGCCACCAAACGAGTTGAGTAATTTGTTGTTCTCAGGGAGAGTATTAATTAACAAGTGGATTAATGATATGGATTTAGTAACCATAGACCCTGTTGTATCGTTTCGCCCTGATAGACATATTAGAATACCAAACACATACAATTACAAGCGTAAGTTATGGTCTATTCCATTATCTATTGAAGAGTTAGAAATGGGTTGGGATTACATCATCAATGAAGCCCGTCATGCTAAAGGTGGCATGAAAGTATCAGGTCAGAAAGGAATAGAAATAGAGATAGTCGAAGGAGATACAAACTATCTAAATGGTATGTCCGGCATATTTCAGAAGTTTGATGCTGAAGATATATCGGTCAATGCAGGTAATGTATCAGGAATACCTGTACTACCATGCTTAGAGGCCGCTTGTTGTACGAAAGGCGACAATCCCCCGCATCAGTCTCGTGCGTACCTTATGATGTATCTAATGGACTATTTTAGAGAGTTTGCTAGACCCCCAAGTAATTCAAAAGTATCTTCATTAGATGTTGTTAGAAAAACACACCAATTTATTGCAGATCTTGAATGGGCTGATTATAGCCCTAAAATCACAAATGAAATGTTGGTGCATGGTGCATCAAGAAACTATCTTACTCCGTCATGTCCTAAGATATATCAAGAAGGTTTGTGTATTGGCAAATGTCCATTCTTTGATGGTAAAGGTGTGAAGAGAGATTAAGTGTTAATAGAAGGTCGGAGATATACATGAGCGAAGATATAGAAGAAATTAGGAAGGCTAAAGCACAAAAAGCAAGAGAATTACTAGGTGCTTTGGATAGCGACAATGAAGAGATTAGGCAACAGGCAACTGAAGTATTGCCGTGGGCTTACAGATTAAATAATGAGACACAATTCATAGAGATACTACAACAAGGCAACATGGTTGCTATTACTCAAGACCCAAGATTTGCTGAAGTAGTAACAGACCATTTGAACCGTATGATCCTTGTTTTAGAATCGGGTATGCTAAAGGATGAGGAGATATAATGCCGTGGGCTTGTATAGACTGTGGGAAAACCACAAAAGGATTTTCTAAAGGCGAAACATTATGCTATGTTTGCCGAGCCTGTAAAAAAAGATTTGAGGAGAGGAATAAAAATGAGTAAGATGATGTATATAGATCATCGAGAGCGTTCAGGATTAGAAGTGCTAGTCAAGAAATACTGCGACAAAAAGGGGCTTCCGTATGAGGAGAGAGAGAATTTAATTACAGACTATGCTTTTGGCGGTGTTGGTATAGAAGCAAAGAGTATTCAAGATTACATGGGTAGCCTTTACTCAGGTCATCTTGAAAGACAATTACAAAATCTTGATGACAATTATAATCAATTAGTATTAGTAGTTCACGGCACGATAGACCATTACATATTACAGGCAAAAAGGGGTGGCAAAAAAATAGCGTTTGCTAAAGTGTTTAATGCTTTTCTTGGTTCTATTGCTAGATTTCATAATGATTACGATATTAGTATATGCACATTTCCTGACAAATCATCTGCTGCAAGATTCATTTCTAAGAGGTATGAAAAAGATGGCACATTAGGATCATCTACTACATATCGCTACATGAGAAAAACAGCGTCAGAAGATAAGAGGGTAGATGCTCTCCGTATGCTAGGATGTAGTGAAGCAATAGCAAAAAGACTCTTAGAACAATTCGGTTCAATTAGCGAAATTACCGCTTCATCACCAAAGGAATTACAAGTGATTGAAGGTGTAGGGAAAATTACCGCTTCTCGCATCCTTCATTGTCTTAACAGCGAGGATGCAGTAATTGAAGAAAAGGTAAAGATGACGAGGGCTTGAAATGACACTATTAAGACAAGAAACAGATACGACTAGGAAATGGAATGATTATTCATTAGTAAAGACACCCTTTGATGGTGGGCAGTATATCAAACAGTATATTGAGCGTTTTAGTACCGTATCTTACTTTAATGAGTTTGCAGGGTTGTTATCTTACTTTTTCATAATAGGGCAATCATTAGCCCCGTATATGCGTATTCCTATTCATGGTGCATTTATTGATTGCAGACTTCATGTGTTTTGGATTCAGCAATCAAGAACGGGGAAGTCAATTGCTTATGAATTTACATCAAAGGTATTGAAAGCAGTAGGTATTGAAACTGAAAAGTTTAGTGCGGGGTCTGATGCTAAACTAATTGGTACAGTAGAACAAAAGATGGTTTACAATGATGAAGGTAAACCAACAGGGGAATATGAGTATGAGGTAATTCCCGGCTTGCTAAATGGTTACAAGACACTCCTATTCGATGAAGGTAGCGTTTTACTAAACGATTCAAAATCATACTTTAGTGATAAAATTCTATACCTTCAACAGGCTATGGCTCCGATTGGTTCAGAAACAAATGTATTGGTTAAGCATTTAGTAGGCGGTTCAGTATATACACCATCAGGTGTGTCTCTATGGGCTACTACGTTCCCGCCAAAAGACATTATGGCTCATGTATTAGAGAAGGGTTTCTTTCAGCGTGTATTCTTATTCCAAAACGATGTAGGATTAGAAACAAGAAGGACAGTCAGCGAACATCGAATGGCGGGGGCTTACGTTCCTGTACCTGAGAGGGTGTGGTCTTACGAACATCTTGCACAATCAATCATTGACATAAAAGATGAGATAAAACATAGGTTATTTGATTTAGCAGGTATTGATGAAGAGGGATGGAATGCTCTAAGCGAAGATCAAAGAGAAGAGATAACCACTAAGTATGCTCATGGATTGTTCGACATAGGGCCATCATACCATGCAGCGTTATTATCTGCAACAGATGATTATTATGACCTAATTGCTTCGATAAAGAATGAAAACATACGAGAAACCGCATTGTCATTCCTACCTAATGTTGAGAATTATACTCTTATCTTTTCTAATCTTATTGCGGCAACCATGAGATCTTCAGTCATAACAGCGACTCATGTTCAAATGGCTACTGAGATTATTTACGACAATTTACACAATACTATTATTTGGCTTGAAAACAAGCAAGACTTCCGAGTTAGTAAGAAGAGAGAATCCGACTTGAGACAATGGAAAGCAGCATACAATAAATGTGAAAGAAAGATACATGATAGGCTAAAGAAAGAAGTAGTCAAGAAAGGAGATTTAGAAAAGATATATTCTGCTAATACCGGAGTAAGTGTCAAAACTGCTAAAAGACGCTTGAACGTAATGATTGAAGCAAAAATTGTAACAAGGATTACCGAAGGTCGTAATGCGTATATTGCTTTAGAGGTGTGATTATGGGAGTTTCAGATTGGATGATTGCTAATGATGTTATATCCTTCAAAATCTTCTCTTCTACCGATGCAAGCGATTTGCCTACGGGTTGGACTAAAACATCAAAATTCACATTAGATGGTGCTGTTTTTTATGATGGCAGACACATGATTGTTTTTTCAGATAAGGTTGCAAAAGTATTGATTAAGGATAAAAAAACAAAGAATCATTCCTTAGAGGAGATGCAATCATGGCTAAACACTACGAGAGGTGCAACCTTTGTAGGATATGGTTCACGAAAGTTCGATTCTCTTCTACTTACAAGAAAGCATTCCGTAGCAGGAGATCATGTTGATTTGGCTGAGTTAATATTTGATGCGTCTAAAAATCATTATGGCGATAGAGGAAGGAGATACGATATACAGCAATTAGCAGAATTGAACAAATACAAACAAACAGCGTTACGTCATATATCTTTCTTGTTGAAACCGTTTACTCTCATGGCCGAGTGGCGAATGGGTATGTCTCGTAACGTGATGAAAGCACTAGCAGCCGAAGCAGAATTGATTGCCCAAATGTATTGTCAAGTTGTTTGTCATGAATCATTAAAAATAATAGATGAAAGAACAGAACATCCTGTTTCAATTTCGTTTGAACACGTTAGAAACATTGATAGATATACAATCAATATGAAAGAAATTAAAGAAGAAGAATAATCATCTACTTGTTTCTTTACGTTCTTGACCTGCACCTAATTGCCTTCTTAACTTAGGTCTAACATTCCCTCTTGATTTGTTGCGAGCATATCTTCTTCGTGTTCTGCCACGCTTAACCTTGCGGCTTTGCCCCCATGCTCTAGCCTTGCTTTGTTTGGTTGGCCTATCGCTTATTGTATTGCGAGTATATCCTCTAAACTTACCTTTTTCTTCAGATCTAACAATATCCCATGCTTCTTCAAAAGCACTCATTGTTCTACCTTCATAGGTTTGAGGCGAGGTTTTGCCTTCTTCCATACAGATGAACACAAAGGACATTCCCATAAAAAGATTCTATCTCGTGAACCGGCATAGAAACCGTTGATACGAATAGCAAGAACTCTATGTTTGCATTTAGGACAGTCTTGACTAATCTTATCTCGATAATGCTTCATGGCGATACATCACCTGTATGTCCAGCATGAGTGTATGTGATTTTGACATGAGTTGGTGTGCCTGTATATCCTAGACTTCCATTCACCGTTACAACATTATCTGATACGGTATAGTCTAAACCTTGTATTAGAACCGCAATAAATCTAGGTGTAATTGACTTATACATCACTACATCCATCATTCTTGTAGTTGCTTCATCTTGAGATTCTAAAGGCGTGTATGCTAATGTAATATTTTTCTGAGAACCCGTATATGTATCTGTTTTGATAGATTGCCTGTGAGTTGGGGTTATCTGATAAGCCCCCCCCATACCCGATTGATTGATTCTTAAATCAGACTGATAGAACAAATGTGTTCCACCTCTACCATCAGCATATGACCCAAGCCCAACAGGATCACGAGCAAACAAAAATCCTAAATCTGTAATTGGTAAACTCGCAGTTGCATCTCCTGAAATGAATGTATTAGTAGGCATTGTTGCATTACCTGATGCATCAATTAGAGAAGATAGGGGCATAGGGCCGGGTCTTACGAAAACTCTCTTATCTTCAAGTGATGCTATTCTTATCTCATTACTACTGTAATGTAATCTTGCAGATGCTAATACGATAGTCTGCCTCACTAAATGGCCTGATGGACTTTGAGGATATGCCCCACCCGATACATCTTGGTTTGAACCATATGTAAATCCAATCTTGTCTGTTACTAATGGGTCGAAATACACTAACAATATTGCTTCATTTGTTCCTGACAAAGACGGTGCATTTCCACTATGTAAACGATATACTCCTGTCGAAGCATTAGAATTGCTTGTAACATTTATTGTTTGTTCACTTATTGAATAGAACATACCATCAACAAGAATTGTTCCTGCCGCTATGACGATAGATTGATTGCTAGATATGGAACAAGCACAATTTAATGTGGTTTGAGTGTTTCTTGCTGTATCGCTATATTTGTTCGTAGTAATAGGAACAACACCATTCATCAATGCCCTTTCATTAAAATTAGTTAATGTGGGGCTTGCTAATACATCTGTATCTCTCAAACCATCTGTTTGATGCGAAGCACTTGCTGTTTCATGTCCTTGACCTATTCCTGCCATGTTATCTAATCTCCATTAATACATCAACACGCACTTCGTTTGTGCTGTCTTTTGTAATTGGTAAAAATGTTGCTCGGTATGCAGGGGTATCTAATGCAGTATCTCCATGTAATGCTATTTCCTTGATTGTTTGTGATGATGTTTGTTGTGTATTAAAACTAGCAGTTACTGCTACTGTTCTATCATCTATCTTTGTAACTTGAGGTGATACTGTAATCTGAGGCGTACCTGCCCCGCCATCTCTACTTGAGGCATCACCACCGCTTGAGCCGAGAGTCATGCGTGTTACTAATGTAGATAGATGATCGGTAAGTGCCGCTTTTAATGAATCAAGAACAGGCATTATTCAGCCACCTTCCTATTCATGTTAAGAAATGTATTCAGTAAGTGTTCAGCATTTCTTTCTTCAAAACCCGATAGTGTATCTTCTACTAATTCCGATTCGTATTGTTCCGGGTCGGAAACAGATGATCTCATGCTATCAGGCAATCGTGCATCTTTTTCCGCCTTCAAACGAGAATATGCTCGTATCAAATCAGAAAGGCTTTCATGGCCTGTGTCTGCTAATACCATTTCAAGTGGGTGTCGAAAAATATCTTTTGGATTAGGAAACTCGGACTTTTGACGAGGCATCCTGCCACTTCTAGTACCGACTCGATTCATATCATCAATCAACTTCTGATTAATTTCATTCCCCCTTCTTTTGTGTTCGTCTTTCTGTTCATCAGTTAGATATTTGCTACTCATCTTTTTTTGATTGGGTACTGCAACATATCCGCAGTTTATACAGGTTGAATACATCTCTTGTCCTTTTTTGTCCCAATCAAGATAATGGGGTAATAAAGTAGGCAATTCACATCGAGGACAGGCATATGCTTTGTTTGGCATCTTCACTAGCGACCATGCTTTACTAAAAGAACTCATTTCATTTCACCTCGTAGAATATCCCTTTGCTAGTACCAATCTGCCTTGCCCGCTTGTTACCATCACGAACCCCTATCTTACCCATCCCATTAGTGTGTTTCGCCCCAATAATAAATCCGACATTGTTTACATTACGAACATATATCCTATGAACTGCTACAATTTCAACTTTGCTACTAAGTGAGATTTCTGCAATATCTACTACATTTCCTGCTTGTTCATCTAATGGTTGGCTATTACCTGATATTGCTTGTATGTCTGAAATTAAACCTTCAATTCCTTTGTCATATTGTGCTATAACAAAGTTACTTGTCAAATTAGAATAATCGTGTTCTGCTTCAAAAACAACAAATTCTCCTGTTATACCGTGAGTTGGTAGATTCAATGTAACTATTTCTCCGGGCTGTATAGTTGATGCTTTCAAAGCACCATTAATATTAATCAAAGGCGCACCGTTTTCAGCACGAGACAATATTGATTTTGCTAACTTTAATGCTTCGTTGTTTGTTTTCAAGCCCGGTATCTCTTGTCTCAATGTCCTTACTAAGTTACTTTCTGAACCTTTATTAGCATTTAATTTCATTTTTTCTAAGTCTTTTACAACAACAAATACTCTTTCATTAGCAGCCATAGAATCTCCTACTACCACTATTTCATTTGGAGAATCATACATTTTACTTGCACTAACACTTTGTATTCCACTTCCTAATCCTAAGTTAGAACCTCTATTAATGAATAATGGCGATGAATATACTAAAGACCCATTCTTTTCATTTACTAATTGTTTTCCATCAATTTGAGTAAGATTGCGAATAATTTCCATAATGTTCAATCCTCTAGTTTTCCTAGCAGTAAATATAGATGAGTGATCGTTAATTAATCTCAAAGAAGGATGAGCATCTATTGTTGATGAGACTTCTCTATCTTTTGCTAACAATGAATTACTAGGCGTAACATTGAATCCTGCTAATTCTGAACCGCTATCATTTAGTAACATCAAAGCAGCATCACTTGTTCTTATGCCTACAAACCCTTTCTGACCCATCAATATGTCTCCTTCTCTCAATCCCGCATCTACAATACTATCCGAAGTGATATTACGGAATAGTAATGATGACGATTGTTCTTCTTTATCTAGTCCTGCTATTCTAAGATTGAATCCTTGTGAATCAAACAGATATGGGGGGAAATAACTACTTGTCAATTCTTTTCCATCGAATCTTAATTCTCTAATACTAGAATTAGATGTTTTGATTCTTGCTGTTGTTTTACCGTTTTCTATTATCATTGGACTTTGATTAATCATCATAAAGTCGGTAGGGTCATATTCTAACAACCCTCTATATGAGAGAGTTGTTTGCTTTACAGCATCTTGTGTAACATCATATCTATTCCATAGTGCAGACACTTGTTTGGATAATGTAATTGTATTATCTACGAATGTAGGTGCAATTAAATGAGGTATAGTCAAAGGTCGTATATCTGCTAGAGTAGATGGTGTACCCGAATCAGATGCATTACTAGAGTAATATCTTAGGATTTCTCCTGTTAAATCACTAACTCCGGTGCTATTTGTAACTCCTGTAAGTTTGTTTTTGGTTTTGCCTGTATAGTGTATTTCTCTCTTGCCTACTAAGAATAGTGTTCCTGCCGATGGCAATAGGCTTGCATCCTCAAGCACTATGTTGGTACTGAAATGATCTACTACTTTGAATTGAGGGAATAGCCTCATAGATGTATCCATTTGAGTATAGGATATACCTTCAGGGGTTGTATGTTTAACAAAGTCTCCCCCTATGCCTGTACCGTTAGCGGTGTATTTTACTTGTGATTGGTTAATTATTTCTCCACCACCCGGATGTGTAGTTTGAGAGTATCTTGGTTCAATTTCAGGATTGAAGTTACCATCAATAGTTTTCCTTGCAGCATCTGATTTGAAGAATTGTAACATAGATGCACTTGGCATTAAATGATAGGTTACATCATGCTCATTTGCATCAGGATATGCAATACTAAATGCCCCTTCTGCTGTTGTAACAAAATTAGTATTCCCTAGTGTTTCTTCTAAATTAGCCTCAAATACACCGTATCTGTTGTCTCTTGTAAATGGTTGATATTCAAAGTTTGAATCGCCTGTTGATGATCTTGCACCTGCTAACCAACCATCTTGTAATAAGTCTGATGCAAAGCCATACAACTTAAGCGGGCGAACAGGTCTAACGAAGTAATCAATTTGTTTTCTTCTTTGATTTGATGTTGTTGCGTTACCACCTGTTCCTTCTACTTCAGTAGATAATGAGCCGTGTTCTAATCTATTCAAGTATGTCTTACGCAATATGTATGTTCCACCCCACGGAGGTAAATCGGCTGAACCTCTAACAGACCATATATCCTTAGCATGAGTCTTTGCTGCTATGATAGGTGGCGAGTTTGCAACTGTAACTAAAGTTGCAGTTACTACTCCACTTGAACCTGCATTAGACATTACTATTGTAGGTGCAGATGTATATCCTGTTCCTGAGTTAGTAATACTTACAGATGCTATTGGCCCTGTTGTAGTATTAATTGTCCAAGAATAGCCTAAATTACCTAAATCTACGGGATGTCCACCAATGTTTGCGGCTATTGGTTCGGGTTGAGAAGTATATCCCGTTCCTTGATTAGTTACTGCCGTTGCCGAAATTTCAAAACCATTTTGACTTTTTATGTAACTGAATGTACCTGCTGCATTAGAACCACCGCCGCCATTTGTAGTCCATGTACCATTACCCCCGCTATTACTCAAACCTGCACCTGAAATAGTACCGCCTGTTATATTAAACGCAGTTATGTTGCCTACGGGGTTTACAGTATATGTTCCTGTAAATCCTGAACCATCGCTACCTCCACCTGTTGCTGTTAGATTACCTGCTGTGTATCCTGTACCCGCATTTGATATTGCAAGAGAGGCAACACCCTGCCCGCCATCTCCTTTATCTGTTTTTGAATCAGGACTCCATGTTGGCAAAGTGTAAGGATTAGAAATTGAATGCGTTGGCATGGGATCGGCGGATGGATTGATAGTCATGCTATGTGTAGTGAATTGTGTTTTTACTGTCCATGATGGCATTACAGGGAAATGTTGCCCTAAGATTAAATCGCTATGCAAGGATGCCGCTTTAGTAGATGTAATCGCATATTCTATGTTCTTATTTGTCTGACGCTCATTTTCTGTTTCAATGACAAATCCTAATCTTGGTTCGGTTCTTGATTGCACTTGTCTATGGTCTGATACTTCAGATAAAGGTATAGGCAATAGACTTGTAATTGTTGAATTAGAATGTGTACCTATTCCCCAACCACTTGTAGGATAGTGAACATTTGATGTATTGGAATGGTCTATTGCAGATGCGTTGGTGTGCAAAGCATTGCCTCTAAGATGATAGAATCCGCCACTAACACCAAATTGAGTAGAACTTACTGCTGATTGAGAATTGGCTTGAGCATATGAAGATGAACCTGTATATTGTGTTAAATCAATAAATGGATCTGAACCTTTATTCATTGGTATAGCCTTTAACGGTAATGTTGATGCAGCATTTGGGTCAATCTTTGATTCCCAATTACCTGCTGACATAGCCGTAGGTTTTACTAATCCCAATGATTCATGTCCAAGAGTCAAACCAATACCTATTTTTTGCTCAGATTGCAAAGGTCTTGAATTACTTCTTCTAACGATACTAGCAAATGGTGTGGCTTCTGCTGTATGGTCTGTAAGAATTACACCAATTGGCGTGGTTCTTTCCACACCGTTGTAATCTGCGGGGAATGCCCAAGAGTCTCCATGTGTAGTTGCATTTGGCAATTTATTCATTGAATCGTGAATACCCCCATCAAAACGACCTTTCCCATATATCGGTTGTTGATTGCTATCATTCTCATTTGGGTCGCCCGCTAACATATCTAGGGCATCAGATCCTGTTCTGAATCCCCATGCCCTTACAGGTAGCCTCCTACCGTAATCATATCCGACCATATTATCAAGAGTTGTAATATATTTCGTGAAAGAAACACTATCATTGTCCACATCATAGGATATAGTACCACTTAGTTTCTCAGGGTTGATACTATCACCTATACCTTCACCCCTTGTATGTCTTATATTCTCATACTCGGTGGGTAGTCTCATAGTACCTTGCGGCTCTCTAACAGTAGTATGACCCATAAGAACAGCGTTGGCTGACTTAAGACCGACTATATTCCCATGCCCACCTGCGTTCAATCCATTGTACCCATAGTTCTGTAACCATTGATTTACATATATTCTTTCAAAGGGTTCGGCAGCAATTGCCACACCTGCACTAGAGGGGTTAGAGT